TCGCCTGATCTTAATCCGATCGAGCTGCCTTACAGCAAGTTTAAGGCATACCTGCGTAAGGTCGCGGCACGAACAGTTCCGCATCTCACTCGTGCGATTCGTTCGTTCATCCCACAACTAAGCCCAAGCGAATGCGCCAACTATTTCGCTCACGCAGGCTATGCTTCAAAATGACAGGAATCCGCTGTAGTGCCAAGCCTTGACACCATCCGCACCGTCCGCATCAAGGGCGAGACCGACGGCGTCGATGCGGCGACGGCCGCGCTCAACAAGCTGACGGCCTCGATCCAGGCCGCCAACGACAACCTGACGCGCAGCAGCGCCGCGGCGAAGGAAAGCGGCGACGGCTGGAGCATCACGGGCGAGGGCGCGCTCTCGGCGGCGAACCATCTGCGCCAGGCGGCGGAAGCGGCCTATGCATTCTCGCCGGCTTTCCGCGGTGTGGTGAATGAGCTCGCGGTGCCCGCGCTGCAGGGCGCCGGAACGGCGCTGGAGGCGGTCGCGGCGGGTATCGTGACCGCGACCAATGTCAGCGGCACCGGCATCATCCGGCTCGGCGGTGCGATCGAGACCACGGTGCCGGCGCTCGCCGTGCTCGGGACCGGCCTGAAATCGGCCGGCGCCTGGATGGAGGCCTTCGATCCGGCCATCGCCAGCGTTGCGACCTCGATCTTGTCGCGTTTCCTGCCGGCGCTGCGGCTGATCGGCCCGGCGCTGCTAATCTTCGACGGCCTCAAGCTGGTGGGGGAGGCCTGGGATCTCGGCAACGCCAAGCTTGCCGAGTACGTCGCGCTGTCGGAGAAGGCCGCCTCATCGGGCGTCACGACGGATTTCTATCAGCGGATCGCCAAGGCCGCGGAAGAGGCCAAGGTCCCGGTCGATCAGTTGACCGCCTCGTTCAAGTCCCTCCAGGACGCGACCGCCGATCAGCTCGGCGGCACCTCGGCGCAGAACCGGCTCAACGATCTCGTTAAGGCCGGCAACTTCAAGGGCAATACCGGCGTCGCGCAGCTCGACAATCCCAGCAGCACGGAGGAGCGGTTCCGCGCGATCGCATCGCTGATCGACCAGGCCACGGCCAAGGGTGAGCGGCTCGCCGCTCTCGATGTCGCCAAGACGTTCCTGGGCGCCGACGTCGCGAGCAATCTCGCCAAGGACTCCGACTATCTCGACCGCATCCTCATCTCGGCGGACGCGATCAGAGATAAGGACCTGGTCTCGCAGGCCTCCGTCGACAACGCGGTGGCGCTGCAGGCCCGGCTTGACGCGGCCGAGCAGATCCTGTCGCAGCGCTGGCATCCGGTGCAGGACCTGCTGACCGATCTCGGCATCCGGATGAAGGAGGTCTGGGTCGACATTGTCGAGGAGATCGCCAAAGCGGTCGATTTTGTGGTCAAGCTCGCCGAAACCATCGCTAACGCATTGTCGCCGGTCGTGAGCTTCCTGCAGATGGCGGACGGCGTGCTCGCCAAGGCCGCCCAGGTCGCCGGCAATGGGCTCGGCCCGATCGGCGCGCTGTTCGGCGCGGCCGGCACGGTCGCGGACACGCTGAACCGGCCGTCACAGGATGCGCTGTCGCAGGCTCAGGCGCGGCTTGGCGCCCAGCTCCTCAACCGCAACAACATCACCAACGCGGCGCAGCTCTCGACCGGCATCGAGAGCCGCGTGCTCGGCGACACCTCGAAGGACCCCGCGAAACAGACCGATGAGGTGACCGCGGCCTATGACCGCGCGACCGAAGCCGTCCAGAAATATATCGAGACCACCAACGCCTCCGCGCAGTCGGTCGGCGGCTCGGTCGCCGAGCAGGAGAAGCTGCGCGTCAATGCCCAGCTCGTCGCGGCGGCGATGAAGGACGGCCTGTCGCGGGAGGCGGCGGAAGCCAAGGCACAGATGAGCGGGCTTGGCGAGGCGGCGGCGACCGCGGCGCAGGCACTGGAGAAGGCGAAGGTCGCGGCCGACATCAAGTTCAACCGCAACACCGCGCTGCTGTCGCAGGAAGACGTGCAGATCGCGACCCAGTTGAAAGGGCTCTATCCGGACGTCGCGACCGCGCTGTCCAGCGTCGAGGCGGAGGGAATCCGGGTCAACAATGCCTTCAAGGGTCTGTCGAGCTCGATCGAGAGCACGCTGACCAACGACCTGACCGACATCACCACCGGTGCCAAGTCGGCCGGCGATGCCTTCACCGACATGGCCAACCAGATCATCCGCGCGATCGAGCAGATGATCATCAAGATCACGATCGTCGAGCCGCTGATGAGAAGCCTGCAGAGCGCATTTTCCGGCGGGATCAATTTGACGGGTCTGGGGTTCAATCCGATCGCAGGCGTGACCGGCAGCGCGCATGGGAATGTCTTTGCCGGCGGCAGGATCATTCCGTTCGCACAGGGCGGCGTCGTCGATAGTCCGTCCATCGCGCCAATGGCGCTGTTCGGCGAGGCTGGGCCGGAAGCGATCGTGCCGCTGAAGCGCGGCTCCGATGGCAATCTCGGCATCGCCGCGAGCGGCGGCGGGCGCGGCGTCAACGTGACCGTCAATGTGCACAACGCGCCGGCGGGTGTTCAATCGCAGACGTCACGTGTCGATTCCAACGGCAATGTGGCCGTCGATGTCATGCTGAACAAATGGGGTGACGAGATGGTGGCAAAATCCCTTTCGAACGGCTCGGGCTCGCGCGTGATGAAACAGGACTTCGGCATCAAGCAGTTCATGGGAACATGAGTCATGGCGCTGCCAGCATGGCCGATCGCATCCTTTCAACCGGACATCGACACCTTTCAGCCGATCCAGCGGATGCTCGATCCGATCTCGACCGACATGGAAGGCGGCAACACCCGCCAGCGGCCGCGGCCCGGCGACAATGTCGGCACGATTACGCAGACGATCTGGATGTCGCTGGCAGAGCACGACACGTTCGTGAATTGGGTGAAGACGACGCTCAACAACGGCACGGGGCGTTTCACCACCAACGTCTGGCTCGGCTCGTCCTATGTGAACAAGGTCTGCCAGTTCATCCAGCCCGGCACCAAGCTGACCTATGCCCGCGTCGGTGTCGACAAGGTCGCTGCGATCATGACGCTCCGGGTTTACGACGTCTGAACCAACCCACCTACAATGAGGTTTGAAGCATGCCGACTCATACTGAGGCGATGCAAGAGGCTATTGCGGCCTGCCCGCCGAGCGCGCGTGCCTTTTATACGCTTGAGATATGGCAATCGTCCTTCGATGCGCCGGCGCGCGTCGTCGCCAATGTCGGCGACGACATGATGTTCGGGATCGAGGCGGGTGCGCCACGCGATGGCGGCGCGATGGTGGCATTCACGGCTTGCCCGCTGACGGCGGATTATCCGGAGCAGCGTGAGGGGCAGCCGCCGACCAGCAAGATCAAGATCGACAACGTCAATCGCGAGCTTGTCCCGAAGATCCGCGCGGCGCTCGGCGTGCGCGAATACATCCAGATCCTGTATCGCGAATATCTTCTGAGCGATCTGACCGAACCGGCCTATGGGCCGGTCGAGTTCGAGCTGCGCGAAGTGCAGATGGTCGGCGCCTCGCTGACCGGGACCGCGATGGTGCGCAACCTGCAGAACAAGCGGTTTCCGCGGCTGAACAAGAACTACGACTACATCCAGTTTCCGAGCTTGCTTCCGACATGATGGGAAAGATCGACATGCGTTCGTATTTGCATGGGGCAATCGCAGTTTGCTTCATTGGCCTTGGGTCCTGCGCGCAATGGCCTGGGGATATGCCAAACGTCGACGACCAGGTCATCGTCGCGAAGGTCAATACCTGCAACACCGCCGACGACAGTCCGAAGGTGGCGAACGATTATATGCAGGTCGGGTTCGCCAAGGTCTACGCCGCGTGCGAGGCGTTCTTCGTCAGCGCGACGAAATTCCAGCAGAACGCACTGGCCACCAACCAGACCTTGGACGCGGGCCTGGTCGGCGCGACCTCGATCCTCAATGCGACCAGCGCCGCGGCAACCGCGGTGAAGGCGATCTCGATCACGACGGCCGGCATCGTCTTGGGCAAGGCCGTCATCAGCGATTTCTCGACGGTCTATTCGTTCGGAACGCACTTGTACAAGGTGAGGCAGCTCGTTCAGTCCGACATGGACAATTATGCGGCCAACGCGGCGTCGCCCGCCGATACTTGCGTCGCCTATGCCAACGTTCAGAAGATGGCGACGAAGTGCACGATCGCAAACATGCAGGGACTGCTGGACCAGCAGGTCGCGATTCCGTCCCAGACCATTTCCAGCAACGTGCCTGTTTCGCCTGTTCCGGCGACGCGAACGCAGGTAGTCCAGACGACCCGTCAAACGTCGCCGCCGATAAGCTCAACCGTTGTGCCGGTGCACTGAGCCACGCCGGGACAGTTACGAAATCCGCAGCCCGCGTCCGAAGATAGACAACCAATGGAGAATGAAATGCACAAAGATTTCAACATGGCAATTATCGTCAACGATCTTGATAGTTTGGCATATCGAATTGAGGCGCTTGAGGCGCACCCCGAACTGACGAACGCGGGGAATCTCGTGCGGCAGGCCAAAGAAGCCATGACAAATGCCCGGGTCGATATCCAACAACGCGATATGAAAGAGCGTTT